CTTCGTAAGAATCTTTGACACCAAAGACACTTGCGTCTTGATCAAGAGATGCATAGTGAACTACTAATCTTGGTTCTTGTTGACTGTAGTCAAAGCATCCCCACTCGCAACCAGACTCAGGTATAAAGAGGGATCGGATCAATGGACCTAAATCTTTGTTGCGTGCAGGAATCTGTTGTAGGTTAGGATTTGAATATGAAAATCTGCCTGTTACTGTTCCTCCAGTATCAGATCTAATTTGATTTATATCCGCATGAATCCTACCATTATGTTCGTGTTTAATAATTGTATCAATAAATGTAGTATGTGCCTTGTTAATCTCTCTTGCTTTTGATATACATTGAACTAAAGGATGAGTATGAGAAGAGAGAAAGTTTTTAGTAAATGAAGGAGCCTGTGTTTTTAACGTTCGTTCGTAAGGTAAATTTAATTGGTCAAAAACTTTGGCAATTGATCGTGCTGCCCATATTTGAGTATCTATTCCTGTTTCTTTTTTTACTTTTGACAGGAGCTCTGTTTCTTCTAATGCTAATTGGTTCTTCAGTTCATGAGCTTTTTCAACGTCCACTCTCACCCCAAGAAATCTCATGTCTACCAGACAAGGAAATAGATCAGTTTCCAAATGAAAAATAGAATCTAAATCTTGATCTACAATTTCTTTTTGCATAACTTTCCATAATGCATAAGTTAGTTCTGCATCACGTTCAGCATAATTACCAACATACATTGCAGGTAATTTCCACATATCTGCTTTTGGATCTATGCCCCATTCTTTTGCAGCGTTAACTAATTCAGTATCATTTTTACCTTGACCACAATAATCCCAACCTAATGATCCAAGATCATATCTAAATCTATTTTCATTTACTAAAGATGCTGCAATCATAGTATCAACAATCTGTCCATTAATAGGTATGCCCATTGATCTAATCCAACACACATCATACATTGCATTATGAAATATTTTTGTAGAGGTAGTTTTACAAATATCTGTAAACCATTGAATTACTTTACTTTTTTCTAAGTTACCACCGCCCTCATGATCGAATGGAAAATAACCTGAGTAACCATCTGTTGAAACTGCAATGCCAACAACTTTACCTTTACCAACCACAGAGCCAGATCCCATAGTTTTTAATTCTGGATCATGTGTTTCTAAATCAATTGCAATCTCTTCACAAAATCTTAAGTCAGGAAATTCTGTAGGTTTAACCCACTCTGTTTGTGCCTTAAATATCATTTGTAATCCCTTTCAATTATCATCTCTATAAAATGTATTGCTTTCAATAAATCTTGTTTCTTTCCTTTATCACGATGTCTAATAATATATTTTATAGCACAACCTTCAGGATATAACAACTCATTTTCTACTACAAACTTACTTGGTTGAATTTTATATTTTTGATAATGTGATCCTCCGTGTTGTTTGTCCCATACCTTACTCATAGTTTAAACTCCTTTGATTTATTTTGTGATTTAATTAAATATAAATTTTTCATAGTTCTAGTTATACCCACATACCAAACACGATATTCTTCATCTTGTTTATGTATAGATTTTTTAGCTCCTTTAATTGTATTTGCTGTATGATTTAAAAATAAAACAACATTAGTTGCTTCACCACCTTTAGCTCCATGTATTGTTGATACTTTTATTCTTGCATTTTTTGTTGGATCTTCATTATTTAATAATAACAATCGCATATAATTTATTTGACTTTCTGGCACGTTATTAAATGCATCATACCATTTTAATGATAGATTCATTGATCCTTTTATTTTTTCTTTTATTCTTTGTAATTGTATGTCTGGAAGAGTAACTTTTTTTTGTAATTGCGACCAGTATTGTATATCTTCATACAAACTTTTTCCAATACTATTTCCTTGTGCAGTATTAAAAAATAAACCTTTCTTTTTTAAATATGTTGGTATTGGTTTTAATAATGATTTAGTTCTAGTTAGTATTAACCAATCACCAGTAGACATGTCTATGTCAGATAATTTATATCTTTCGTGTATTTCTCCTGGTTGTTCTTTTGGTAAATATTTTTTTAGTATTCTATTATCTATTCTATTGATGACATTTAATGCAGTTTTTTGTATAATACTCGGCACTCTTTCTGACTTAGTTAATGGTATTTCTTCTGCATCATAATTAATAAAAGAATCTACATCAGCACCGGCCCAACCAAATATAGCTTGATCATCATCACCTGCTACCCACACATCACAACCTGTATCCTGTTCTATTTTATTTATCATAGACCATTGTATTAGTGATAAATCTTGTGCTTCATCTACAAATATTACATCAAACGATGGTGTATTTTTTGTATCTAAAAATTTTTGAATCATGTCTGTAAAATCAATTAAACCGTATATTTTTTTATAATTGTTTATTTCTTTTTCGATTGCATCTAATTTGTTTCTTTCTATTTTAGATAGATGTTCATTTAAATCTAGTTGTTCTAATACTGATATTTGTTTTACTCTTGCTAGATTAATTAATCCTAGATATTCACTATCAGATGAGAATATACCATTCCAATTGTTTGTTTCATAAGATGCATATTTTATTTGAATACCACATGTTTCACCTATTCTTTTGTAATTTAAATCTTGCATAACATTTTCTTCTTTTAAACCTAGTCTATTAAATGCTAGCGAGTGTAAAGTTTGAAAATATTTTATATCTTTTTTTGTAAGTTCTGTTCTTACTTTTAAAAATCTATCTCTTGCTTCACCAGCAGCTTTTCTTGTAAATGCAAAATAACCTATACGATTTAATGGTGTGCCTTTTGCAACATATTTTTGTACTTCGTTTAATAATCTTCTAGTTTTACCTGTGCCTGGCGGACCTACTACTTTGTATCTCATTAGTAATTACTCTCTTTTCTTTCTACAGGTTTGTATTCTATTTTATCTATATGTAATTGTTTTACTCTACATACTTTTATTGTCTTACCATCTACATTTAAAGAATGATTAAACTCTACATCACATTTGTCTTTTAATTTTTGTGCTATTCTTTCTTCTGGTATTTTCCAACTAGAACCTAAATGATCTAAAAAAGAATTAAATCTAAAAAAGTGATGACCATCTTCTGTTAAACAAGATCCACTATTAATCTGTATTCTTTCTCTTGCTCTTGGTCCATTAACACAATATTGAAACAGTTCTTCTTTTAATCTATCACCTATCTGTGTGCCTGCTGGCGGTGTAATCTTTGTAGAATTTTTTCTAAACTCTGTAAGTTTTGCTCTAAAGTCTTTTGGTTTTAATGGCTCATGATAAATACCTGTTTGTTCCCATATTAAATCTAATAACTCTGTTTGTTTTGTAATTAATCTTCTGTGGTTTGCAACAACACCTGCTTTAGTTCCATCTGGTAATGCTACATTAAATCTATATTCTGGCTCTGCATACATTATAATTTCAAAGTCTGTAATATCTGGAAACATTGTGATACTATCTGACTTAACACCAAATGGTCTTGAATAACAAAGACTACGCATACACTTACTATGTATTGGATCTTCATAACAAGTATGACCTGCAGTATCTTTTCGCCATGCAGATATTTTAGAATCTAATTTTGTTTTGTCCCACGGGTCTTCTAAATAATTATAGTTTGCTTTTGCAACTTGATCTGGCCATTTGTCTTTGTATTTCTTTTTTGCAAAGACCATATAGTTATACATAAATCTATCTCTACCATCATCTAATTTTCTTTTAGAACATAATGCTAGACACGGTGGACCATCACTAAACTCTTCGTGTGTCCCTACTAAAATATTTTTATATGTTTGATCAACTAATTTATCTAATTCATCTTTTCCAATTCTGTTTTGAAAAGCTATCTCTAAAAATTTTTCTAAGTCTAATTTGTTATTATCTTTATCAACTGCATATCTTTTTGTATTACCATTATTATAGTATGGTAAGTTTATAAAGTTTCCTGGTTTTATTTCTCCTTTGTCATCTTCCTTTAGTTCTTTCTGTTTTGGAAAAATTTCTGTATCAGGATCTAATCCAAGTGGCAGTAAAAAAGATTTTAACGCCGAGATTAGATCGACAGTTGGTATTGGTTCTTTTAAAAACAAATAACAATGCAGTCCTCCGCTTTTAGATAATAATGGTACTAATGGTAATTTAAATTGTTGAAATAATGCTAAGTAATTCTCAACCTTAAAACTTGCATAATCTTTTGAGTCTATATCAATACATCCAAACTGTACTGTTTTATCTAATCTACATGGTTGTATACCTATTGATATCTTACCTTCAATGTGATCACGATAATCACCTTGTGTAATAGGTCTACCTGCCCATTCGTAATTTGGTTTAAGTTTATTTTTGTCAGTGTCTAGTTGTGCCGAAGACATATCGGCGATACCAAAGTCTCCTTGATATCCAGTAAATAATTCTATAAATTTTTCAACCATAAAGATCCCGGGTCGGGACGACTCCACTCTCGCTTTGCCGTCCCTATCTCCTCCATAGAGGTAGAATTAGTAGTTAGATTCCTCTTGGTTTACAGCTGCAGCTTTCTGCTGACTGTTTTTCAAAGAGTTATAGAAATCTCTAGCCATTTGATATAGGCCGGCGTTATCTACTTTTCTTAACATAGATACATTGTAGCCATGCCAAGTAAAAGTACCTGTATTTTCTACAGAATTTAATTTATAAATTCTAGAAAATGTTGGAGCTTGCAGAGATTTTCCTGTTTTAGGATCGTTCTCAAATTCATTTTCCATCAACGAGTTCCATTGTCTACTGACTTTTAACTGTGTTGACTTCATTGTCATAAGAGCTTTCTCCGGTCTCTCACCATTAATAATTACAAAGTGATTTGCTGTTTTGATAATTTCATTTCCATTATCAAGTATATCTTTGTTTTTATCATTTTGAGTTACCTTTGCCATAATTCCAGGACCTCTGTCATTATGTACAGGTCTACCTTCTGCTCGTTCAAAAGGTGCCCACTCTGGATATGTCATTTTGTAAAATACAGGAATAACTTCTATTCCTTTCTCTCCACTATACAATTTTTTTGTAACTGTATTGTAGAACATACCAGCTTCAGCGCCTTCAACATACTTTGCATGTCTTTTTTTAGTTTCATCTGAACCCGATTGTAATAGTTTCAGAAAAGGTAAAGCAAGATCTCCTTTGTCTACGTTTTCAAGACCCATTCCTGAATCTGATACGAAGTCTAAAGTTGCTACTGCTCCACCTTGTTTTGTTGCTATGTCTCTTGTTTCTTCACTCATGTTATTTGTTCCTTGTGATTTTTGTTTTGTTTCCCTTAAACAGGTTAAAATGTTCAGAAGGTAAGTCTAAATCTTTTTCGACTCGCTCTCTGAATAGTGCTTTGAGAGTCATGGGTTCCACTTTAAGTTTTTGAACCGGTTGGTACCCATTGCTCTCGGCAAGGTTTGCGTATTCGCTCGCCTTGTTATCTTCGTTACGACCAAAGGAAACAGTGATTTCATTCTTAATCAAATC